ATGCAGATCGAGGTGACCTACACCGATGATCCGTACGTGCTGCGCGACTACTGGGGCCGTCCGATTCCGCGCGAACTGTGGCGCACGCCGTGGGGGAGGTATCCCTGGTGACATTCACACCTTCGGTTCCTCCGACCTTCGGACCCGATCTGCGGCAGTTTTTCCGCGACTTCGCCAACTCGTTCACCGACTACGGCTGCATGGTCGGCCTGAAGTCGGTAGTGCGCGACACGAACGGGAAACCGATCCGCGACCGCTACGGCAATCTGCAATACGCGGCACAGGTCGATTATCCCGCGCTCGTCATGTGGAAGAGCAACATCCTGACGACCCCGACCGGGGTGCAGAAGGTTGTGGACGGTACGGTCACCTTCAGTTGGCCCCCACCGACGATCTACACGGAAGATCACCTTGTCATCGATGGGTTGGAGATGCCCATTACGGGTGTTGCCTTTGACCCATCGGTCGATCCGATGGTGCCAACAAAAGCTTTCGTCTGAGGAGTGTGATGAGCGCCTGGTCGATTCCACCCGACATACTGGACGCGTATCGTACCGCCATTGAGGAAGCGATGCTGATCGAGGGACGCGCGGTTCTCGCGGAGGCATTGCGGATCGTGCCTAGAAGATCGGGCGCACTGGCGGCATCCGGAGCGGTGGATTCCTTCTGGGCGGAAGAACGCTTCTACGTGATCGTCGGGTTTGGTGGTACACCCGAAACTGCCGCGTATGCACAGTATCAGCATGAGAATACCGCCGCGAAACATCCGCCGCCGCAACAGGCGAAATACCTTGAGGTTCCCGCACTTGCGGCACAGGCGGGGATGGACGCGCGGGTCGCAGCCTACGTTGCAGCAAAGGTGAAGTGACATGCTTGATGAGATTGTCGATGCCCTGATCGCTGCGGGTCTTGCCGAGAACGGCGCGGTGTTCATTGCACACCAGCCGTCCGATCCGGTCAAAGCCCTGATTGTCCGTCGCTACGGCGGCAGTCAACCGACGATGGACTTCGACAACAACGTGATCGAACCCGCGACGGTACAGTTCATGTTCCGCGCGGCGACATGGCCCGAAGCGGAGGATTGGGCGCAACAGGTGTTCGTCTGGTGCTACGGTGCGGGGTCGATGATCGGCGTCGATCCGTACGTCGGCCTGACACCACGCGGCCCGATTCTCGACGCGGGCGAGGACGAGAACTTCAATACGCTGATCACCCTCAACGTCGATGTCCTGCGTCAGAGTGTCGCGCAGGGTGTCGGCGTGTAGTAAAGGAGTGGTTGCATGACTGCTGCTCGCTTTCCGGGTGCGGTACTGGTCGAATATTCGGTCGATCCCGGTGCCGCAACTCCGGTCTATACGAAGATATCCGAGGTCACGTCGAGTGGTTATCCGGAGGCCACGAACGAGCGAAGTGACGTGACGAACTTCGATTCGCCCAACCTGCAACAGGAGTTCATCGTTGGTTTCACCAACAACGGTGATCTGGTGATCGAAGCGAACTGGACAGGGGCGGCAGAACAGGAAGCGCTGTTCACCGAGTTCGACAATCGCACGATGCTCGGCTGGCGCATTACCGTGCCGAACCTCGCAACGGGTGACACGTCGGGCTTTGTGACAGAGTTCACGGGTCAACTGGCGCGTTGCACGCACAATGCGATCACGCCCCGCGATCCGGTGAAACTCCTGCTGACGGTCGTTTGCAACAGCCCGTCGCGGTCAGCGGCACCGACGATTCCGTAAGTATTGACCCTGCATGGTAAGATCGCCGCGTCAGTATATGGCGCGGCGTTCTGCTGCGAGGGAGGTACAGATGGAAGACAAGGGGGCGCGGCGGCGCGCGCCGATGACGTTTGCGGAAGTCGCGGCGGAAGAATCGGTCCAACCGAGCGACAATGGCGTACGACCCGATCCGGACCAGACGAAGGTTGAGGGCCGCTACCTCAGTGCGGAAGAGATTTTCGCCATTGACGATATCCAGCAGAAAGAAGTCTGGGTTCCTGAATGGCGCACGAACATCATCCTGCAAACCCTGACGGGAGCGGAACGCGACAAGTATTTCGCCTCCGTCCAGTATACCGATAAGCGTGGGCGGCAACTGGTCGATTCCGACAGCAGTAACGCGAAGTTGCTCGTCCTTTCCGCGCGCACGCCCGATGGCGGGCATCTCTTCACGATCCATCAGGTGAAGCGGTTGCAGATGAAGAGCGCGGCGGTGATTACGCGACTGGCGAACATCGCGGGCGAGATGAACGGCTTCGGCGCGACCGAAGACGAGGATCGTGAGCGGCGCACCGCTTTAGAATGAATCCGGCGCGACGGCGGATGTTACGGCTGGCGCTGGATTGCGGTTATCCGTCGATCCGGTTACTGCTGGAGAACATCACCGCTGCGGAACACCGGGAGTTGTCCGATTTCCTCTCCGTGGAACCCGTCATGTCCGAGCGGATGGACTGGCATTTTGCGCGTTTGTACAGTATCCTGGTAGCGTTACTAGGTAGCGCGAAGAACAACGATGCACCGGAGATGACCGACTGGCTCCTTGAACGCCTCATCATGCCGAAGACCGAGTTGGATGAAGAGGCGGAGCAGATCAGATTGCGTGAACAGTTGCGTGCGGTCATGCAGGGGTTCGCAGCGAAGTCGGGCGCGACGATTTCGCCCGTTCCGCGTGACGCTCCCACTGTTGAAGACTGGGAACGTGAGCGGAAAAGAAATATAGAGGACGGACTTTGAATCTGCCTCCGGTGATGGTGCCATTCGTGGCAGACCTGACGAAACTCGCGAGTAGCCTGACGCAGGTGCAGCGGCTCGTGTCTCAGATCAAACCTGTCACGATTCCGGTCCAGGTTCAGATGCAGAACGCCAATACCCAGATCGGTCAACTGACCGCGCAGATGAACGCCCTCAAACAGGCAATGAAGGATACCGCCGATCAGTCGGGGTCTTCCCGCACGCAGATCGCGGGTCTGACTGCGGAAAACGTGAAACTGCGGCAGGAAATCTCGCAAACGGTTGCCGGATTGCGCGCGAAGGGCATGGCCCTCAAAGATACGGCGCAGTTCACGCAACAGTTACGCACGCAGTTACAGGCGAACACGCAGGCGATTGCTACGGAACGTCTTGCTCTCGCCCAGAGTACGGAAGCGACACGCCAGAATCGGCAGGCACTGGCCGATGTCCGGGCGGAACTCGCCGCCGCGCAGAAAGCGTACAACGACCTCAGTAAGGCGGCTGCTCAGGCAGCAAAAGATCAGCAACAACAGACGAAGGCGTCCAAAGAGAGCGGTGGTGGAGGGTTTCTCGGCGGTCTGGCGTCCCGCGCGGTCGGGTCGTCCCTGAACTATGGGGTGGCCTTCGGCGCGGGCGCAGCCGTCGGGACAGAAATCTTCAAAACGCTGACGACGACGGTCAACGCCGCGACGGGTGCCATCATCGGCTTCAACGCCTCGCTTGAACAGAGTCGCGTGGCCTTTACGACCTTCCTCGGAAGTTCGGAAAAGGCCGATCAGTTCCTGCAACAGTTGCAGCAGTTCGCCGTCAAGACCCCGTTTGAGTTCCCCGATCTGGTCGAAGCAAGCAAGAGAATGCTGGCATTCGGCTTCTCCGCCCAACAGGTTCTCCCCCTTCTGGAAGCAGTCGGAAATCAGGCATCCGCCGTCGGTCTTGGGGCCGATGGGGTGAATCGCATCACGCTTGCGCTCGGTCAGATGCAAGCAAAGGGACATGTATCGGGCGAAGAACTGCGGCAGTTGTCCGAAGCGGGAGTGCAGTTGCAACCGATCTTTGAGGAGGTCGGCAAACAACTCGGCACGACAACGGCGGCGGCGCAGAAACTCGGTTCAGATGGTAGTCTTTCGGCGCAGATTTTCATTCAGGCATTCCAGAAGGTCAGTGAGAACAAGTTTGGCGATCTGATGGCGAAGCAATCACAGACCTTCAACGGCGCGATGAGCAATATCAAGGACGCACTGACGATTGTCACCGCACAGATCGGTGGACCGCTCTTCAAGGCGATATCCGAGTTGGCAATCAGGTTCGCGAACTTCCTTCAGACGCCGCAGTTCGCGATCTGGGCGAAGCAGGCGACGCAGGCAATCGGCTCGGTGATCCAGTTCCTGACGATCCTGCTTGCCGCGTTGGGCAAAGTGGTTCAGGCGCTGACGGGATGGAAGTTGCCTGAAGTGACGCAGGAGCAGATGAAGGCGTGGAACGACGCGCAGCAACAGACGGTCGAAACGCAGCAGCAGGTATCGAGTTCTATCGCGGATACGACTGCACAACTCGTTCAGGCGTCGAATCATCAGACAGAAATCGAAGCGAGTCTCGCGCACCAGAAAGAACTGATCGATGCCAATAAGGATGCGCAGGAAGCGCAGAACCAGAAGATTCAGGATACCGCGCAGGGTTATGACGACATCATTTCCAGTCTTGAGCGACAGATTGCCGATATCGAGCGATTGACCCCGGCAGACATCGCGAACAAGGTGCAACAGGCGCAGATCGACCAGCAGATCATCGAAATCAAGATCGCCATGCCCGATACAACGGCACTCGAAAATACGCTCCGGTCATTGCAGAGGGCGAAAGAGGATTTGGGCACCTTCGATTCATCGAAGTGGGACGTGCCGCTTCAGAACCTTCGCGACCAGATCGACGAGATATCGAACCGGGATACGAAAGACCTCGATGACGCCATTCGCAGAGTGCAGGACAACATCAGTCAACTGGGTCAGGCGACGACCGACGAAATCGACAATCAGATTGCCGCGATCCGGCGGAATATCGACGCAATATCGGATGATTCGATTAAGGCAATCGATAAGCAGATCGCCGCGATCAACGATCAGATCAGTTCGCTGAATACGGACGAACTCGACCGGAAGATATCGGACATTCAGGCGAAGTTGAACGCGCCCGAACAGGATTACACCGGGATCAACTCCCAACTCGCCGCGCAAGCCGCCCTGATTCAGTCGGGAGCGGGCGATTCCGCACAGGCGGCGTTTGCGGGTCTGTCGCGACAGAAGCAACAGATGGTCGACGCGACCCGCCAGCAGCAGACGGGGTTGAAGGCGCAACTCGCCGCGCTGGAAGCGGAACGCAACGCGCAAAAACAATACAACGACGACACGAAGTCGGCACTGGAAGGGCAGTTGAAGGTCTTCCAGCAACAGAAACAGGCGTTGCAGGATGCGAACGACGCCCAGAAGAGCATGTATGAAGACCAGATCAAGCAACTGGAAGAGGTGAAGCGGCAGCAGGAACAGGCGCAAAAAGCGCAGAAAAAGGCCCTCGATGATGAGTTGAAGGCGTTGCAGGAGCGCAAGCGTCTGGTCGATGAGCAGAATGCCGCCGAGAAGAAGGCGGCGGACGAACAGGTCAGGCAACTGGAGAAGGAAAAGAAGGCGGCGCAGGACGCATTCCAGGCGCAGCAGCAGAATCTTGAGAAGCAGATTCAGGCGACGCAACGCCAGATTCAGGACGCGAAGCAACCCGCCGAAGATCAGATCGCCGCATTACAGCGACAGAAAGAGGCCCTCGATCTCCAGCAACAGCAACGCGACCTCGCGCGGCAGATTCAGGAGATTCCGCTCAAGCAGAAGCTGGAAGATGAGAAGCGGGCGCGCGAAGATGCGCTCAAACCGCTTCAGGCCGATCTGGAAACGCTGCAACGAAAGGGCAAGGAACTCGATAGCCAGAATCGAAAACTGGACATCGAACGGCAGAAGGAACTCGACCACATCCAGAAGTTGCAACAGGACCTGGCGAACGCGGGAGGTGGCGCGGGCGGCGGGGGTCTTCCCGGTCCTGCGACGCTATTCAAAAACTTCGACGTTCCGGTGGAACAGACGCCGTTTGGTAAGTTCATGGATAGCGCGACGCAGAAGTTGAAAGAACTGATCGAGAGCGACGAATGGAGCGTGATCTTCTACGGCAAACACAAGGACGGAACACCCGTTTCGACCGGAGAACGCTGGAGTACAGCGGGCCAACTTCTCATTGAAGGGTTGAACGGTCTTGAAGGTCAACTGAAGAAATGGGTGAAAGAGCACGATCAATCAGGCGACTGGGTGACTCTCCTCTGGGGCGAAAACCCGGATGGGACGCGCGCGGGCATCATGAAGCAGTTTGGCGCATTGAATGAACTGATTGATACCTGGTTGCAGAAAAATGGCGCGAAGTGGCTGACCGATTGGGGCGAAATCGGTAAAGGGCTACGCAAGGCGTGGGATGGTCCGGATTCGTTCAACTGGGGCAGTATTGATCGCTTCCTCGACAATATCGTCAAGGGAATCGACAAGTGGTTCTCCGACAATACGCCGAAGTGGATGCATAGCTGGACCGCTCTCGGTCATGACCTGCGCATGATCTGGGATGGCCCGGACGGGTTCAACTGGGGTACGGTGGGGGATTTCTTCGGGAAGATCAATGAGGGAATCACCAACTGGTTGCAGGATCACGGTCCAAAGTGGCTTACCAGTTGGGATGAACTCGGCAAAAACCTGAAATCGTCGTGGTCGGGACCGGATTCGTTCAACTGGGGCAGTATCGGGACGTGGTTTACCGGAATCTCCGACGGCGTGAACGCGTGGGCGACGGAACATCTGCCGTCGTGGTTGACCGATTGGACGAAACTTGGCACCGATCTGAAGAGTGCATGGGCTGGTCCCGACAGTTTCAACTGGACAGCGATCAGCACCTTCTTCACAGATATTTACAATGGCATCGAGAAGTGGATATCGGATAACTTCGATCCGTGGTTGCAGAAGTTCGAAACCTTCGCACATGGGATTGCGAACGCCTTCTCCAATCTCGGCACTGAAATCGCGGACAAGTTCAAGGGTCCGCTCGATGTTATCAATAACTTCTTCAAGGCGATTGGTGATGCGGTCCACTGGCTGGCATCGCACTTTCCCGGCGTCAAGGATATCGAACCCTTCCAGCCCACGACTGTGACGGTCGGCGGATCATCAGGTGGGGGTGGCGGTCAGGGCGCGGGCTACGCGGAGGGTGTTGTCAACAGCCCGAAACCCGGACACTGGGCCATCGTCGGTGAAAAGGGTCCGGAACCGATGTATGTCCCAAAGGGTGCGACGATCATCCCGAACGACAAGGCGAAGCAATGGGGAATGCTTCCGGGTCATGCGGAGGGTTTGAACTTCGATTTCCTCGGCGGCGTTCTCGGCACCATCGGCAAGTTCATCCGGGGTTCGGCGGATAAAGCGGTTACGGCGATCATGGATAAGGTCGGCACACCGGACATCGGCATCATTCCGGGTCTGGGCGGTGCGCTCTTCGATATGACGAAGAATGCGCTTCTTGCCTTCCTCAGACCACAGGAAGTCGTCGAGCAACTCGCCTCAGCTGCGGGAGGTGGTGCACTCGCTCCGCTGATCGGGCTGATCCGGAAGTACGCGCAGAAATACAACGTGCCGCCGGAAATCATCGGCGCGATCATCCTGCACGAATCGGGCGGGATCATCGGGCGGGTCGAGGTCGGTGGCGGTCTGGGTCGCGGCCTGATGCAGGTCGATGGCGGCACATGGCCGCAAGCCTACGATCCGCGCATGGTCGGGACATCACTTGAAGACGCCGATTTCCAGATCGATGTCGGTTCGATGATCCTCGGTCGCGCATTCGAAGCGGCGAACGGTGATGTTGAGCGCGCATTGACGAACTATGCGGGTGGCGGATTCGCGGGGGTGCATGGTCGCACCTTCTATAAGGAGTTGCAGGACATGGGCCTGATCGCGCAGGCATTGGCTGCGCTGGCTGGCCCCGATCTCGGCAATATCCCGGCGGGTGCGTTCATCAAGCCCGTCAATGGACCGATCACGCAGGAGTTCGGTCAGACAGGGTTCGCGCTCGAACCCGGAGGATTCCACGACGGCGTAGATTTCGGCGTTCCGACTGGTACGCCCGTCATCGCAGATCAGTCAGGGAACGTGATCGTCGCCGGATGGGACAACGGGTGGGGCATCCGGGTGCTGATCGATCACCTCAACGGGATTCAGACGTGGATGGCGCACAATCAGGAAGCGCTTGTCAGCGTCGGTGAATCGGTGCGTCAGGGGCAGATCGTCGCACATTCGGATAATACGGGCGCATCGACGGGTCCGCACGTCCACTGGGGTGCGCATGTCAACGGGAAACCGTTCAACCCGCTCGATCTGCCCGGACTCGCGCGCGGCGGCTATATCTCGCAGCCGATGATGGCGGTTGTGGGCGAAGGACCGGAACCGGAGATTATCTCGCCTGATAGCAAGTTGCGGCAGATCGTTCGCGAAGAGAGCGGTGGAGTATCGGTGCATTTTGAAGACGGGGCGATATCGGTCGATGCATCGGGTCGCGCACGCGTGGACGCGTCAAAGATTACGGTGCGCAAGGAGTTGAATCGTTCGGCGGCGGCGAAAGGCATTCTGACGGGGGTTGGTTGATGAGCGTGACAGGATTTCCGTGGATCGAAAACCTGCGGGTCATCACCGACGCGGTAACGCAGCGGTTCGTCAACTGCACCGCGAAGCAGATCGAAGCGGGATACGCATGGCGATCCGGCGTTGTTGATGCGGTGGGTTCGGATGGCGGCATCGACACGGTTCCGGGGCGCAACTTCCTCAAGGCGCGGCAGATATCGGTGACGCTCGTCAAGGTGTATGGGGCAAACGAGACATTCAAGACCGCGACACGCGATATGGAAATGGTGCTCAATCCGGGCAATCCGCTCACCCTGACATTTGTCGAGGATGACGGTCGGACATGGTTCTGGGACGTGCGGGTGCTGTCCTACGACAAGGTGCATTCCCTGACGTGGGTCGGCTATATGGAGTTTCCGATCACCTTCGTTGCGGTCGATCCGCGGCAACGCGCGCAGTTCAAACCGGGAATCTATCTGCTCGATGACGGGCATTTTCTCGATGACGGCTGGACGCTTGATATCGACCCGGACGCCTATTCGCTGAGCGGAACGACGAACGACCACACGATCACGAATGACGGTACGGCATCGGATGAAGCACCGATTGTTTCATTGCAGGGACCGATTACGGGTCCGATCACCGGAACCTATCGCTATACCAACGGCCCGAACATTTCGTGGAGTTATGGCCTTAGCATCGCCTCCGGTGAAACGGTGACGATTGACGCATCACAACCCGAGGTGGTGAGTTCCAACCCGTCAGTGGATGCCTATCACGCCTTCACCCCGCCGACGGCGACACGCGGCTGGGGCTTCATCGATGTCGGAACGACGCATTTTGTGCTGACGTATCAATCGGCGGTCAATCCGGCATCGTGTTCGATATCATGGTCACCGAGAAAGTAGGGGGTTCGCATGGCAGGTTCCATCAACGTACCAACCATCCCGACTGTGCCAAAGCAACCTGCTGCTGCGGCGACGTTCAACGCTGCCTACAACTACATCTCCACCCATGTATCGAATCACTATCAGGGATTGGAAGCGCGCCATCTCGCGGGCGAGATGGATACGGCGACAACGGACGACCACGCAACGACCGTGCCACTCAACGTCAGTCCGACTGATCAGCACACGCGCAATCTTCAGTTCCTTACGTCGATTGGTCAGATGATCGACCCGACGGTGAGCAACATCGACGCGTTCCAGAAACTGAGTCAGATTGTGGGAGCGGGTATCAATCTGAAAGGTGTTGGCACGATTGTTGCCAACCGCTCCACCGCATCTACCGCCAACTATCTCGTTCAGCGCGGTGCATCTGCGGAAGCGGCGTTCGGATTCATCACCGCGTTCGGTTTCGGCACGCAAAATGTCACCGAAATCAAGGCCCGTCCGGTGACGGGACAAACGGTCCCGGTCGTCGTGGTCGAGAATCAGGCCGGGACACAGACAAAATGGAATGTTGACGGTGCGGGCGCAACCTTTCAGGCGGGAAACGCGACGATTCAGGGCGTCATCAATGCGGGGTCAGGTGCAATCGCGATTACTCTTGCGACGGGATATCTTGACGCATCCAAGATCAGCGGTGTCGTCCCTGCCGCGAATCAGCCCGCCTACACCGGAGATGTGACGATTCCTGTCGGATCGACCGTCACGACCGTCGCCCTCGTCGGCGGTAAGGCGGCAACGAATGTCGCGGCGGCGACGACGGCGGTTGAAGCACGGAAATCGGACGGCACGCCGAGCGTGATCGCGCAATACAACGCATCGGGCGGCATGACCTTTACCGGACCTGTGGTCGGGACGACCTTCTCCGGGGCGTTCACTGGATCGTTGACCGGAAACATTTCTGGAAATGCAGCGACCGCGACAAATGTGGCGGCGACGGGAATCACCGGAACGGTGATGGCATCGCAGATCGATGTAGCGATAGCGCGCGATGTTGATGTGCCGTCAAACAACGGAACGGGTGCGACCGGGACGTGGCCCATCGGTATTTCCGGCAATGCAGCGACGGCGACGGTTGCGAGTGGCGTCGTGACGAGCGGCGTGACGAACGCGATGCTGGCGGGTTCGATTGACGCGCACGCGAAGTTGCTGCCGTATTCGGTCGATCAGTCGTTGTTGGGGGAAGGCGCGGTACAGGCGCAAACATCGCCCGACATGACGGTCAAGATCAACGCGCTCACGAAATACAACACGACGGGTCAGTATTTCAACTATCCCGGCACCGCCTCGTTCTCACTGATCACACCAACGGATTATCGTCCGGCATCATCGGGTCAGTTCCGTCATGCATTGCTGGCAATCAATGGTTCGGGGGTGGCATATATCAATCCGGGGCCGTCCACGAGCAGTCTCGCCACGGCGGGCATTCCCAATGCCGATCCGAACACAACGCCGCTGGCAATCATCAGTCTTTCCTATGGGCAAACCGCGATCCAGCCGGGAGATATTCTGCAAGCACGCGAACTTGTAGGTGATTTCACCGGGGGCGGTGCGGGCCAATCAGGGTCGATTCCCGGTCACATCCACGGTCGCGATCCAGAAGTCCGCATTCAGGCAATCGGAATGGACGAGGGGTTCGTCAGCCAGACCGGGACAACGCCATCGAAGAGCGTCATCATCTATCCGGTGCATTACCGGAACACTTCAGGCAATATTGTCCAGAATGCACAGCAAACCTTCACCCCGCCGTGGACGCAACCGACCCAGTACGAGCGAATCGACGGCATTTACCTCAATCCGGCGAATGGACAATACGGTTTCGTTGGCGGTCCAGCGAATGACCCGACCATTCCGTATCCGGCTATCAGCGGAAACTATATTCCGCTTGCCTATCTCCATGTGAAGGTAAACTCGAATGCCTTCTATTCAGCGCCACAATCGATTGAGGCATGGATCGAAGATGCGCGTGCATGGTTGCGATCCGGTGGTGTCCAGAACGTTCCGGTTATTGTCAGTGATGGTGGGACAGGAACGACGCAGTTTACGCAGGGTTTCGTGTACTCAACGGGAGCCAGCAATGGCACCGCACCACTGACTACGCAACCCGCAACTTCCAGTTCGACACAGGGCCTCGGATTTGCCCCAGTCCTAACAGGGGTGAGTGGTGGGTCAACCGTCGAGATGCTGGGCGTGGGTGGCGGCACATTATCGGCTGGCACTACATCTCTCGCCCGTCTGATTGGTACTCACGCCATTCTGCCCGCGATCACGGCAGGAACAATCACGGATGTGGTTGCGCTGCAGGCTGAGTTGCCGACAGTTGGCACAAACCGTATCGCGGCGATTCTTGGCGGTCCTGTCCGCATCGGTAATACGACTGTACCTGCCGCCGGGAACATGCTCGATGTCGCCGGGACGGTACATGCGACGGGTGCGACTGCGCTTGATGGGAATGTCACGATTCTCGGGAAACTTGGCATCGGCGGCGCGGCGGGGGCGAATACGTCATTGCAAGTGACTGCCGCGAGCGTGGTCACTGCGACCACGCCCGTCGGCGCGGCGTTCCAGTCAACACTGGCGAACACGCAGGCGAGCGGTGTGGCGTATGGAGTGTTCGCCAGCCCGACCATTGACACGTCACAGGCAACGATGGCATGGGCCGCAGCCGTTGTCACCGGGATGGCGAAGGGTGCCGGGTCCAATCCGATTCCCATTGCCTATGGTGTCTACTCCCCCCAACCGACGGTTGGGACGAACAATGTCGCCATTTATGGCGGCGGCACGATCCAGGCGGATAGCGCAACCGCTGCGGGTGCAAACATCTATGGGAGCAGTAACGCCCCGTCAATGGGTCTGGGCAATAATGCCCTCTACGGAAGCCGGACAACCGGACTGCGCTTCTCGCTTGCCACGGCAGCGGGCCAGTTCAACGGATCGTCGGGGGTAGGAGACTCATTCATTACTGCGGAAAATGGACGATTGCTGCTCTCGGCAAACGCCAGTGTTGCGACGGTGAGCGGCATGACGCAGTTGGTGCTACAGAACAACGGCAGTGTCAGTATCGGTGGTGTGAATAACTTCCCGACGCTGCCAGCGGCGATGTATGACATGGCGATCTATCGTCCTGATGTGCATCAGTTCTATTACTTCAATGGCTCTGCGTTTGCACCGATTGGCGTGGAAACCGCAGGCATGTATACCGTCGCACCCGTGGTGAACTTCGGGCCTCAGGGATCGCTCGTTGATCTGCCATCTGGTTCCTTCGTTGTCAACTCAATGACTGGCCCCGCCTGCTATTTCGAGGTTGAGGGCTGGGTGCGATTCGATCAACCCAGTCCCGCGCCGGGGACCATCGCCCTTGATGTGCGCATTGATGCGCAACCAGTGATGGGGAACCTTTATCCCACCGGATCATGTGAACGATTCGGGGCTTTCTGCACACTGCCCTTCGCGGGTCGTATTGCCGTCAGTGGTGGCGCGCATACTGTTCACATCATGGGGCAGACGATTGAAGGCAATGTCGTTCGCATCACCTACATCCTCTGCAAATGGCGGTTCACGAAGTGATCATCCTTCATCAAACGAAAGGACAGGGCACATGAGCACACCTCCGGCAAACCTTCCCTTTGGCCCCGGCTATGATGAGACCAGTGCCACGAACTATGCGACCGAACTGGCACGACGATGTGATGAACTGAATGCCGCCGCCGACTACATCGTTTCGACGTACAGCCTCTACACGGCGGATGATATCGCACGGTACTGGGCATCAGTTCAGAATCCGCCGAGCGACACGCCGACCGCAGAGCAACTCGATAAAGCGAACCAGTTCAAGGCGTGGACGGCGACGGTCAAGTCGATGATGGACACGGCGATGGCGGGCGACGTCGGCTATCAGATCATCCGCTGGCGCAATGCTGGCCCCTACCCGCAACTGCGATGACGCGCCTTGTGAGTTCCGGCATCGCGCTCGGCAGTGACGCCGCGTGGTATCTCACCGTGCCCGTCACCTGTCCGAAGTGTGGGACGATCTTCTATCTCACGCCGGAGGACTTCCAGACAGCGGCGGGTCCGTTCGGCAGTTCTGATACCATCTGGCACTGGTGGCGGCAGTTACAGGAGGGCGATCCGACGACTGCATTACTCGATCTGAGCAACTACCATCTCGATCCGGCTCAGGTGAGCGGTCCCTGTCCCAACTGCAACTACCAGATCGCTGTGCAAGGGCCGCGTTACGGGACGACCAAGATTCAGGACATTACCACCGATCCGGACGAGGGCGATATCCCGAACTACATCGCCCTCGGTGCTACGTCGATGGCGTGGTACGCGCTTGATGAACACGGTCACGCAGCGACGGATGTGGTCGGTCTGTTCATCGCCTTCGATGGTACGGTCATCAATGAGACTCAGGACGTGAACGGCACGTCGGAATCGGCCCCCGGTGTGGCGCGCGATCTGATGACGAACGAAATCAACACGAACTACGTGATGGTGTTCGTTGTCCCGAACCATCGCACAACAACCGATGATGCACGGCGGTTGGATAACGACCTAGTGGATATGGTCGCGCGCATGGGTCTGGAGGTGTGAATGAGTGCGGGGTTGCCCTTCGCAAATACGCAGCAGTTCACAACGACCGTATCCGGTCGCACGATTACGCCCACCTCTCCGCTCATCATCAATGATGGTCGGCAACGCTTGCCCGCTGCGAATGGGTCGGTCACACTCACCGCTACGAATGATGTTACCTGGTTCGACCTTTACGCCGCTCAGTCGGTAAACAACACGTATACGTTGTTAGCTGTAGCGCAAGGCACTGATATGACTGGTCGGCGGGATATCATCCCGATAGGGAAGGCAATCGACTATCCAACAAAAAATGGGTGTACCTGGTTGCCGCTTCCGGGTGGCGGGATGGATGCCTACATTGGGACGGATCAGTACGGCGTCCATGTGCGGCCCTTCGCCAGTGGCGTCTTCAACTTTCCTTATTCATCGCTGATCATCGACCAGGCTCCCGGCGCAACAACACCCGCCGTTCTCTATTTTTATACGAATCTTAGCGCGGGGGTGATAGCCAACACTGTGCCGGGGTACTCACAACCCGGCGTGACACCGGACCTTTTCCTTACTTCGTCGGGCGGCCTTGTCATGCAGGGCCAGAGGACGGTGCAACTTCTCGGCAGCGCCGCGATGTATATCAACTACACCACCTCTTTGGAGATCGGCCCATTTGGGTCGAACCGCCAGCGATACGTATGGGACGCACACGGCAGAATGCGCTACGTACAGACACCCGCCCCTGGGATCGCGGCGGGATCGGGTGCAGGTGCATCACCAACGGTCTTTCTCACAGGAACAGATGAAGTCGGACGGATCACGGTCACAACGGGCGCATCAGGGACGGCGGGCAGCCATGCGACGGTTGCGACGGTGACCTTCGCATGGGCATATGATAACCCGCCGTATGGTGTGGCTCTCGCTCCGGGGAACACCAACACTGAAGACCTTGCCTCAAACGCCGTTTGTGCCGCGCCTGTCTCTAACGTCAGGGTAAACGGTTTCGATATCATCAGCGGGCAAGCGAGTCTTGCTACCAACACGCAGTATATGTGGGTATATCGGGTCTTTCCGCAGTGAGGTGAGGATTGGCAGTCGTTCTCGACATCTATGACCCGTACAATAACGCGGTCAAAACGATCAACGGGCAGAGCGTGACGGGGCCACTCAAAGGCTACCGCAATCTCCGCTATGTTCCGCGCGGCGCAATCATCAACCAGGCAGGAACGTGCTCCTTTGAACTACCGATGTCGCTGCGCAATAACGCTCCCATCGGCCCGCGCACGATGGTTCGCGTCACCGACACGGAACTCGGTTTGCAAGGCACATACATGGTCGGGGAACGAAGCGAAACGCCCGCCGATGACGCGCGGTACGCATCTTTCACCTGTCTCGATCAGGTCAATGAACTGACGCTCGATACCGTGCCGGGATTATCCGCCTTTTCTGATTCAAACGAACCGACGGCAGGAACCCTGAACCGGATTTTGCGCGTGCCTTTTCAAACGCCTTATTCCTCCACGATGGTCAATGGCACTGACTATTACGCGGGCATCGATTTCCTCGCGGACAATGTGACGGTTCAGGCGGCATTCTCGAAGTTGCTGGGTGATCGCGGATTCGGCTGGCGCAGGGGAGATGGGCGAATCATCGAATATGGCACTTTCAAACGACCGACCGGGATTCGTCTGGTACAGGCATCTGGTCGGCCCGCAGCGATGAATCGAGCGAATATCCGCCCGATTCCCGTCAATGGATTGCGGACGGTGCTCGATCCAACCGCCATCTACAACTGCATCCCAATCACCGGAGCGGGAAGTGGGCCATATCAGCATTCGCTGCAACCGCTCTATGTCATCAACGGCGAAACAGCGGTGTCGGGAACGAACTGGTATCGCACAGGGCCGTGGCCGATTCCTCCGCCCGCCGGACAACCGTGGTTTCCGGGTTACGACAACAACTATCCGATCCATCGCCGGATCACCTATAACGGGCGCGGATCGGACGGATACGAATATTTCCTCGTTGACTGGAACAGCGTCAATCGCTATCGCCCATCGTTCTACCCGCTCAATCGCTCCGATGTAGGATCGACTGACAACACGTCAGATGACCTGACCGATACGGCACAGGCCCTGTACATCATTGCATGGGCAACCTTGCAGTTGAGCGCGAAGGTGAACACGGCGATATCGGTGACGACGGTCGGGCGCGGGAACAACGTCGGCATCGGTGGTGATATCGTAACGGTCGAATGGCAATCGTTCGGGGAAGATGGTCAGTTGGTCCCGTCATCATCATTTGACCGCGCCCCGTTCGTCGTTCTGGGCGTCGAGTGTGCGATTGATGATTCGTCGGGAGCGCGCACCGATACGTGGTCGTTGTCGGATATCGGACGTGCGCCGCAGAGTGATATCGCGACGGAAACGGGAATGCTGGAGAGTATCCAGCAGATGAAAAACGCGGTGAGCATCTATCCGGTGGAGAAGGATATTCACCGCGACGAGCCGATCACACCCGCTTCTCCGGTGAGCGTGACGATCAGCATGAATCAGCGGTATCAGAAGGTGCAGGTGTCGCGCTGGAATATCCAGCTAACCTCGATTTATTCGACCGTGACGGGCGGTAACGTTGCGGAGCATTCCCACGGTTACACGATTCCGAATCTGTCCATCGATGCCAGCACTCCGGTTGCAAGTGAGCAACAATACAACCCGATCAATCAGGGGTTGCATAGCCATGTGGAGAATATTTCCGCGAACCGCACGCCCACCAACTTTACGGACGCGATTACAGCGGGTCGAAGTAGCGGAGTGACGAAAGGCGGCAGCGCGACGGGTGGTGGGAGCGTCTCTGATGCGAGTTCTGTCGGCAACGTCAGTAGTACGCTCGGCGGCCATCACCATTCAATCACGATTACGGCGGGTGGACCTCTCAGTAGCGTGGGACAGAAAGGCATCATTTTCTCAGACTCAACCGGGGGAGCGTTTGGTGGTCTGTTTTTGCAGATGAACAGTTGGGGCGGGCAACTCTACACGAATCCGAGCGACGTGCCGAGCATCAATAGCGCGCACGGGCATGGGTCAAGTTTCAGTGTCAGTGATGGCATCAGGGTGGATGACACCCTCGGCGTGGCGCGCGGCGGCACGCTCACCGATAATCTTGGCGTTTCACGCGGGGGCACATTCAATGGCGTGAACGGTTTCCAGCCGGATACGTGGTATCCGGGCTATTCCAACCTGATTACGCGCACCTATACGGGACAGACCTCGGCAACTGCGACCCCCGCATGGACGCCCGTTTATGGGAAGTTCAGCGCACCCTCCTCGCAGAAGCCAACTAATGTCCGTATCTGGATCGCGCAATCGGTGGTCGCGGGTCCATTCAACAGCGATCAGGTCGATATCGATCTGCGCTCCTATTTTCAGACTCGTTCTCCGGTCACACTCACCTTTACATCGGATACTGTTGGTCGGATTATCATTGATGGTACGATTGAGGCAAGCAAAACGATTTACGCATCGAATGCGGTCTAGGAGGGCGTGATGAATGGAAAGCGATCATTACGTCAGCGCGCCGAAGATGCGGGTATTTCTATCCCGATCAGGCGCGCGCCTGATTTCCGTAAAGGCCGTGGATTTGACCCGCTCGCGCCGTACGAGGATGGTCTGGGGCGCATCATGATTACGCGCGTACCGATGGTGCATACGGAAACGGGCGAGTTGTTCACGGCGTATCATGTCGATTATTTCAACCTCTCCAACGCTGATGAGGCAGCGGACCTGTACCGGGAAGGGCAGATTGCCATCGATCAGTTAGTGCGCGACAATGGGAGGCCTGAACCCTATGACTAGACGTTCGCTGATTGATCGTGCGACAGGTTCGCGCCACCTTCCCGCTCCTTTGCCGCCGATGCGCGCGACGGGATTGCAACACCTGCCCCCGGAAATGGCGAAATGGACGCCCCCGCTCACGAAGATGGCGCGTGCATTACGCAATACAGGCGTGATTCGCGAAGAGGGCGTCATCAGCGGCTTCGAAGATGGCGCAGGGCAGGGACAGACAACGATCAAACTGACCTTTCCGGGGCTGGCGGAAGGGGTGGCCTCGGGGGGCGGGACGCTCTCGATTCCGTTCGATCTGGAGGCGGCGCGCTATCTGCCCCCGCGCACGCGCGTGCGACTGACCCTTGAGATTATTGGTGTGACGGAGGATGAAGATGGGTGAGGACATGGTGGAAAACCCGAACGGTACGAGCGAGGAAGTGGTGGAGGGAACGGCGACGGTGGTTGAGGCAACTCCAGTTCTGGAAACGCCGATAGGAGAACTCAGTAATGCCGAGTTCTGCGCCTTTCCTCAAACGGATGATGATGACGCCCCCGTCCCACTCATTGCTATCCGCATGGGTGACGATGGGCAGGTCTTCTATCGCGTCTGGGGCTTTCCGGATGGCGGCGCGCTCAAGACGATACTCACGGCGGCGGCGCATATGGGTGCGAATCTGTCGGATGAGCATGATGTGTTGCTGAAGCGGTTGCAGGGCGTCGTCAACGTGGCGGTAGGGAGGCAGTGAGATGGAGGTCTGGCAGCAAATCCTGCTCTATTATTGCGCGGTCGTCTGTACCGTGATCGTGGTTATCTGGGTCATTCGTCGCACCATCTAGGGTGCAGGGAGGTGTACCGTGGTCAGTACCGCCGATGTCATCCGGATGGCATTCACACAATATGGGCATCCTTACTCTGGCGATTTTGATTCGGTCAACGGAAACCATCCGTGGGCCTACTGGTGCCTGAGCTTCGTGGACAGTTCGAACCGCAACTGCGGATTGGATGTGCCGCTCTATCCTAATGCTGTTACTGCGGGACACAACTACGATCTGCAACAGGGCGACGCCCCACCGGGGGCCGCGCTCTTCATGAACGAAAACTTTTATTACCCAGATGGTCATGCGGCGTTGTCCGTGGGTGGCGGCTGGGCGATATCGACCGTCACGAACGGGACGGGCATCGGCATGATGTGGTTGCCGCCCTCGACGCACGGCATGATGGGGTGGGCGTTTTATGACGGCGTGGAAGAGGTCGAGATGCCGACCGAACCGCCGCTGAGTTGGTACGTGCAGCCCGATAATCCCTATTCGGAGGTGCTTGGCAAAGAGGTGGGAATCGGCGGCGGCTTCCTGCGCTTCTATCAGGGAATCGCCATCGGACAGGACCCGATGACCGTGCTTGGCTATGCGATGGACACCGAGCAGACCGCGACAGTGGTCGATGAGGATGGGTCGAGCAAAGAGCGGACGATTCAGTTGTTCCAGCGCGGCACGCTCATCTATCAGCCGGAAACACCCTTCCCGTTTGACGTAGTGATGGCACTCTCGACGCAGCAGATCACCTGAGATGAACACGCCACTCGTCGCGCTGATCGCGCTGATCGCGTCCGTTCCAGGCGACGTGGCGTTGTACTATGTCTTTCAGTACGGCAAACACAACCGGATGGCGATTCGACGGCTGGAAGAGCGGATATCACTGCATGAAGCGTCCATCGCGAAAATGGAGCGGCGCGAGTTCCGCCCCATCCATCACGTTGATGAACCCGGCAACTAGATCGCCCTGAACCACGCCCAGCGTGCGAACGGCAACCCTTCCGCGCGTTGCTCCGATCCATCGACTCTGACATAGACATGCGCGCCGTCGTCGTGGAAACTCATCACCGTCCCGATCCAGCCACGACGGAAGTGAACGACGCGCTCACCCACCTCATACTGGTATTCGGGACGGGCATCCCAATCGACCGGAACACTCGGTTCTGTGCTGACTTTCATTGGTTTCTCCGTTATACTGGACGTGCTTCCTCCGGTGCGCTGTTCCAACCCACACCTCCTTCCCCTCCCCCTGCGTCTGACCCCGCAGGGGGTTGCTTTCGATGGGATAATGGATTGGGTGTTTGCATGGCACCCGCCCTTCCCCTCTGGCTACTGATGTCGCGCGTCAGTAGCCAGCTTCATCAGTTGCGTCCCTACCTCCAGCGCCTTCTCCGGTGTCATCAGGTGACAGAGCGTCAGTTCGTCTGCGAACATCAGCAGTGCGATCAGGTTATTCTGGACATCCCAGATCGCCGCCATATTTCCCTCGACACTCCGCTCCAGCCGATAACGCAACTCCTCCTGTTGCTCGTCCGATAACTCCTGAAACAGTTCAGACTGGTTACTCATTGGATAACCTGCCGAGAACGATCAGACCGGATCGCGGTCCCATCGTGATCCGCTGCACGCTCTTCATATCGGGAAAGACCGCAACTTTCTCGCCAATGCCATAGGCGCGAAAGTAACCGTAGTTATAGATATCGATGCGGTTCTCCGGTTCATTGAAAACGTAGGCGTAATCGGTCATCCAGCTATTCTGCCACGGCCACGGCCACCCGTCCTTTGGATGGGTGAAGTCATCGCGCATGGCGAACTTCTGGACGGCCTGTCGAAACAGATGGACTGATGTGATGTCGTGAAATCCGGGCGTTCCTTCGGCATCGGGGTGTTCGACGCCATACAGATCGCCATCCCATGCGATACTGCCGATCCAGTCGCTAATCGCCATTTGTCCCGGTAGGCGCTGCACCCAGAAGTCTGCCCTCGTCCCCATCACTCCTCCTTCGCATCCAGTCCAAGTACTGTGGCGAGAACCTCCCGCCGCGCAGCATCGTCCTCTTCGTCATCGACAGTCATCACGAGCACCATCATCGACGTGATCGCCTTATAGAGTTCGTGGGAAAGGCGACCAATCTCCTGTTGCCGCAAGCGGAGCGCCTGTTCATAGCGCATCCGGTATTCTTCATTCATTGATTCACTCCTTTCGGCGCTTTCACGCGATAGTCGTGTTGCGAGAATCCCGCGTCCGGGGTGCCGCGCGTGTGCGGTTTGCGCAGGAAGGTGCCGTGATACTTGCCGAATAAGCGTTTGCCGTCCTCGTCGGCGTAATGGACGATAGTGCCGCGTACGAGATGAAATGCCCGTTCACCTCCTGTTCCAGTTGAATGCGCGCTAGGTTTCGATGTCCGATCCGGGTCCACGATCACCGTGCGATAACTGACCAGTGGCATACCTTTCCGCTTCTGCCAGTTACGCGCGAACTTATCGGGAGAATGCCGGACAGGGGTGGACAAGGTGCCGTTCTTCAGGTTCATGAAGGTGAGGGCGAGGATTGCCGGATGAATAAAGAGTGGGGCTTCGAAAGAGAGCAGTTCGCTGTCCTGCGATGAACCGTACGAAATGACAACGTAGTTGATGATGTTGCCCGCTTCGTCGGTCGCCAGCCAGAATGTTCCACATGGAACACAGAAGGCATTTTTGACGAATCCGGTCGGGTGCAGCAACCAGACGAAGCGAGCACCCTCACAGAACTTCACGAATGAAGCGCGGTTCTCCTCGCCCCATGAAAAACTGAGATCGACACGGGTGGTCGCGGGGTCGGCAACGACGCAATGCAACCCGCTGATTTCAAACGCGGACGATGTTGCAGGCAGAATGCCGTACTCGACGGAGCGTATCTGCGTCGGGCGAGTCCATTCGATCCAGAACTGTGGAAAGGGTGGAATCACGCAGGGAAAATCGGTTTTCAAATCCCACCGTTCGCGATCCGTGCCATTGTAGTAATACTCGCTGACCGGATCGGCAACGATGATCGGAATATCACGATGGAGTGCATCCATCGTGCGCTGCATATAGAAACGGGTCATGATCGGGTCGGCGCGTTCAAGCCGGATCGGGTCGATCACGGTCGTCGGGCCGTTCAGTGCGCGAATGCGATCCGCTAATCGGATCATTGGTGCCTGACTCATGGCATCAGGCTCGGTTGTACGGGTTCATGGGCGAGTAATGCGTCCAACTCGCGCTCCTCTCGTAATGCGTAGCGTAATGACAGGCGTTTCTGGTCGGGATTGCGGACTTTACTGCTGTAATACTCCTTCTGCCGCGCGCGGCATAAGCGCGCCTTGTTTTCGATGGCAACGAGTCGGTCGAACTCGCGTCGATCAATCGTTACGGTATCGTCCATAGCGCGCCTCGTTTCGTGTCAGCGGTTCGTATCCTTCCGGCATCAGGGCGGCGTGCATCTCTTCGATCCGTCTGCCGCCATGCGACTGATCAAGCAACCACGCCCGCGCTTCCGCTGTCGTGATCTTCTGACCCGTTTTCTTCATCAGTAACCAGTAGCGCACCTCGAACGAGAGGCGCAGTTCCATCTCGCGTGCATGCTCCGACAGCGGAACGGCCACGGGCGGAAGGAGCGAACGATAATGATCGCGGTAGTCGCGTATGTACGCGCGTATTGTGGCGAACATCAGAGATTCGGACGGTCATACTGATGCTTCGGTGAGAAATGCCACGCGGCGACGGCGACGGCAGTCGCGATGGGCAACATCGTACGGGACGCAAGCGCGACAACGCCGTGAAAGGATTGCCAGAGCATCATTTCCTCACTGGCAAGCAGGTTCATACCGCTTCCTTTCTTGTAGGCGTCAAGATAGAACGCCCACGCATCGGTCAGTGCCTGTGCGGTGAAATCCGAATAGACATCCATCAGTGCGGCGATTCTGCCATCCTGCGGGATGTCCTGTTGCTTACGCCTACGCGCCCAATCCGCCGTTCCTGACACCGCACGCCCCCTATTCCGCGCCCGCTGCGCGCACGACCGCGACTGTCATCTCACACTTGCGCTTCCACCCGGACAAGGTTGCCCGCATCGATTCGACGCGCGCCTCGCACTCGGCTTTCCGCTCATACGTCTTATAGACTTCATCAAGCGCGCCAAGATAGTTGTCGTCGGCGGCAAGATGGATTTTGACGGCGGCGACACGCTGCTTCTCATTGGTATACATCGCGGTTACGTCCGGGTTGAGCAACACGCCCTGCTCGATCAGATCGATGCGCGCCTTCGCCTTCTGATAGTCGTTCATTGCGACAGCCGCGCTGATGATTAGTTCATCCAGATCGGCGGCGACCATGTTCATCGATTCGATCTGGTTATCCAGATCAAGGCGCAGCGCGTAGATCACGCTACCCTTACCGATTTCTGCCATTGTTCTCCTTTGGCGGCCTTACTGCCGCGACGTGATACAGGCGGGTGCGGCGTCCGTCCCGCCAGAGGTCAGCTACTTTCTGATCCGCTTCAGCGGCGGATTCAAACACCCATGTGCGTACTTTCGTGTCGGTCGAGAGGTCGTGTTCGTAGACCATCCAGCGTTGGTAGCGTTCAGTGTCCATTACTCACCTTTGCCATGTCCGGATACGAGCAGATCACCTTCATTTTTCGCAAAAGGAAGGTGCGGCGTCCGCCATGTAAATCGTCGTCGCCAGCCACATAATGTTCGCCGTTCCGGGCATAGACTCGCAAGTGCCTGAGCGTGCGAATATCGGTGTGCAGTCCTTCAGCCCTCGTTTCGTGCTGATAGGCCACTGTCACACCCCCATCCGGATAATCAAATGCGAACAGACTGAGCGCACGCGCTCTCTCATCCATCCGGCGATCTCCCGCAGTCATCACCGTATTCCCTTACACCGCACTACCACGCTATGACAGACCCAGTTATGACTAGCCTAACCCGACATGCCTGAAAGAAACGAACCGTGCGAACGTGCATGTTGACACGTTCTATGTGTACGATTATGACGCACCATTACGAGATTGTCAAGAGGGAGTCGAATATTCAACATATGTGGTTCGATGTTGACAACTCATTATTTTCGTGATATTGTGGATTTTGACGATATGTACGCGCACGCGAGAGGGGGTTGCGGTGGAAGCGAGGGAGCGGTCATACGAACTGTGGGTTGAGTTGAAACTCGGACAGGACAGGCTCTATCACCCCGGCCCGTTCACCAGAGATGACGCGGACGCGCGGGCGAAGCGACTGACGGAAGCGAGTCGGGGAAAGAACAAGTTCTACGTGAAGGCGAAGGTGATGCCGAAGGTAGAACTGCCGCCTTTCCAGAGCCATGCGGCGGAATCTGATCTGGCCTACTGGCAAGCAACAAATGACGGCACGCTCGACTGGCGCAGGCGGGACATTCTGCACTGGCTGCAAACGGTCGAGGGAGCGCAGACGGCTGACGACTACTACGCCGCTCAGGACACGATCACATCCGGATATGGGGCGCAGTGGACGTTGCTGAGGCGTGCGGGATACATCGTCAGGGACGGGCGAAAGCAGACGCGATCCGGCTCGACGGCGGCGGCGTATCGGCGCGGTACGCGGGTGGTGGGGCCGGATTTCGGGGATCGGGGGCATTTCACGGCGTATACGGTTCCGTTACGCGCGACAATACGCGAGGCGATCATCGAAATCGAAA